GAATGCTGCCTGTCGTGCCCGACGTGGATGTTGTGGTGTCATCGACAGACACAATTCCACTTGTGGTTAGGGTTGTCCCAGTTATAGCTGCCGCCGTTAAAGCACCATCAATCGCAGCGGCACCGGTTACTTCCAGAGTTGCAATCTGAAGATCTGACAGGGCATTTACTACCGCTGCCCCAGATCCAGCGCCATCACAATAAACGATGGCGTTTTTGCCATTCTGGATGGTTATATTTGCGCCAGAACCCTGCGTTAAGATAACCGAGTAAGGACCACTAGAACCGGAATCGGTAGTGGCGTTCTCAAAAATAAAGTAAGCCGGGGCCGTATTCGGGGCTATCGTAACCGTATTGTTACCGCCCAACGCACCTGTAAACTTAATTACTCGGTACATACCGTCCTGAAGGTTTTCCGTGCCGGAACCCGGAGAGGCTTCTCGAACTGTGAGAGTGTGAGTGGTCCCAGAAAGAGCCACTGCTTTATACGAGGCTATACGATCCAGAATATCGAGGTTGTGGTTCGTCGTAGTGCCCCAAGCACCGGACTGTTCACCAGAACCGATCTTCTCTATGCCAAAACCTGTTGTATATGTCGATGCCATTGTATCGTTCCTATGCCGCTATTTTCGTCCAAACAGGGTCTTGTGTCTGCGTTATTGGGTTCCAACCCGCAGCCTGACCCGGAACAATTTCATTCCAGATCAGGACTTGACCGATTTGCGTAGCAGCCTGAACCCCTGTTACGGAAGTTTCTAGGTCAATCCTAACACTACCCGCTGCGGTGGCGGCTGAAACCCCCGTAAGCGTTACATTTGCCAGCCCTGATACTGTTACGCTTCCCGCAGCAGTGGCGGCTGAAACCCCTGCCGCTATAATACCTAAGTCAACCCGGACACTTCCTATAGCCGCAGCGGCTGAAACTCCGGTGACCGGGACCGTTAAGTCAACTCTTACGCTTCCCGTAGCGGCAGCGGCTGAAACTCCAGTGACTTCAACAGTAAGCGGGGTATTCCACGCTCCTGAGTTCCAAGTCCCTCTGTCCCAGCCGGTGATTAAAGCCATTACGCAATCCGGATCAAGGCGCTATTCGCATCATTTGCAGGCATCGTAACCGTAAAATTACCTGCACTTGATGAACTGTCACCTCCAAAGTTAATAACGCAAACGGCTGGTGTTGCAGCGTGTGTCGTATCACCCGCAGTACCCGCGTTCGCCAAGGTGGAGTTGTAAATCAGGGCACCTCTAGCATTCGTGATCGTCGCCGTAGAAAACGTCACATCCGCCATGTCAATAAACGCTGTAGGAACGGAACTGCTATTGTCCCCAAGTCCAATTGTCGCGCTCGCAATCGCAGCGCCGCCCGCCGTATAGTTAGTACCACTGACTTCGTTTCCGGTGGTATAACCTGTGGTGTCCGCATCTATCGAGGCGCTATTCGTAAACATAGCCAGCTTAAACGTATCCGCTGCGATGGAAGACCCGTCACCACGAGAATGCGATGTCCAGAAATGGATGCCTGCATTTATCTCGCGCTTGTAGGTCCCACAAATTGCTGAAGTTCCGATAGCCATTACAGTCTCCTTATAATCTCAGCCGTGTCACCGTGGCCCTGCTGGTTCAACAAGGCCAATATCGTGGTTCTCTCGTTCTCGGCCATCTTGTTCATGTAGAACACTAACACTTCTTTTAATTTTTCTCTATACTCAATAGCCTGGTCGCGTATCGCGGGTGGGGCGCTGCTTGAAACAATCATTATCTTGTTCAAAGCCATCTCCGCCATCTGTTCTGGAGTATGACCCCCGTTATCAGATGTAAACACTAGAGCGTTACCAACAGCCGCTGTAGAAAACCCGTCCATGTTTAAGCCACAGCCCTTCGGACGCGGTCATATCTGTACTCGTCACGAGTCTGTAGCCCTTCTCCAAGATTTTTTAACCATTGCAAAGATTCTTGGAAACGCTGGTTATATAACCCTAGAAGGTCTGGCTCGCCTTTTAAGAACGTATAAGCCTCAACAAGGGATCCGTACAACAAGGCCAGTTCCGCGTTATCTCCCAACCAACTCGTACCACTCGAAGACAATGTAATTGATTGAGGCCTGTAGAAATAATGAAGTTCCATTGTGAAAGCTGTGTCAGGGGTAGGTGCCAGTAAAAACGTGGCCTCATCCCAATCCGCATAATACAAGGGAGTGCCTGTGGTCGCGGGATTAGGCGTGTAATCCTGCAAGGCCGTGGCCTGCTTGTATAATAGAAACTCCTTGGCGGAATCCTTTATTACACTCAGCGAGTTCTGTGAAAGAAAATCGCTAGGCTTGGAAAGATACTGGTTTCCAGAAGAAGCAAGGCCTTGCGAGGATTTCCTAAACACGTCTAGCTGGCACTCCTTCAGAATGCGCTCTTCGGCGTTCAGAATAAAACGAGGAAGCTGATTAACAAAGGTCGTTTCCGTGCTCTGCACGTAATCCTGTATCGCGGTTTTAAGGGTTGTATATGTATAAGCCATTGTTCATCCCTATTACGTCACAAACCCATTACCTAAATCAACGATAGGTAATGCGGGTAAAGTTACAGGTCCAGCCGAGGCCGTTCCACCGCCACCTGATATGCTGCCAACCGTTGCCGTCCCACTAGATGCCGAGAACGTATAAATATCTGTTTCGGGGTCTCCGCTGCTATCCGTAGGCACCGTTACGGAATAACCACTAGAGGACTCCAGTACGGCTTCAGTGAATCCATCAAAAGCCTCAACGGTCCTAAAGCGAACAGTGTCCCCCGTCGAATAACCATGTCCAGGTTCCGTAACAGTTATAACCGCCGAGCCACTGGTTGATGATTGAAAAGGATTCAAGGTTAATAAAGCTGCAACCTCCGGTTCTGTTCTGTCTGGACGTGCATTCCTCAAAGACTGCGGGTCCGCAATAACTCGTTTAGGTTCTATCTGCGGCTGCTTGGACTCATATTCATCCGGACCAACCAGACTTCCATTCCACTCTTTTAGCATTACACGTAGCGGATAAGCCCTGCCAGATCGGTCTGACAAACCTAATGAGTGTTTGCCCGAAGCATATCTAGGCATCAGGACAAACTCAAAGAGGAGAAACTGGGGACCAATCGGAGTGCCGTTCTTTCGGAATCCTCACTAGCGGCCCTTTGAAACTCTTCCTCATATATAGCTTTCAATGTCGGCACCAGTTGCGGAGCCTTTTTCATCGAAAGATAGTAGGACAACCCTGCCGTAAGGCACGGCAGAAACCTAAAAGGTATATCTGCGGTGTTTACGCCCGCATCAGCGTCTTCAATACGACGAACCCTGTAGTAGATAAGCTGGTCTGTAGAGTTCTCCGGAGAAGGCCATAGCGTTATTGTCGGGGTTACTAAACGGTCCACATAAAACTGCGATGGACGCCCCTGCGTTGTCTTGTCAGGCGTGTCCAGATAATCCCCACGACTAATTCTAGATATACCTATGTCGGAACCGCTTCTACGAACAACCGCTTCCAGAACGTCTACAGCCGCTTGGGCATCAGAAAGGCTGGGGTCTGTAGTGATCGTAGTGGAAACTCCGGACTCGTCACTGGCATTGCTTGTTATAGCCTCTCCAGCGGTAAAAGGTCCGGAAGGAACGGTTATTGTTATAGTCGTTGAGGTGGGCTTGGATAAAACTTCAGCCGTGGTGCCGCTGGCTGATCCGGTTATAGTTCTACCCACCACAAGATCAGTTGAAGAGCCCACCGTAGCTGTTATCGTACCAATAGGATATGTAGCCACCGAAGACGATGTGGAATACTGTACAAGTGTTTGCGTAACTTGCTCAACCGTCCACAAATTAAGACCGCGATTAGCCCATTCCGCAAAAAGCAGATTCAAGGAGCGACGAGCCGTCCGGGCATCGTATCCCGTCCTGAACTCGCTACCGCACCTCTCAAAGGCCTCTTCCGTAATCTCAGCCATGTCGAGGTTAAAATCGACCGATCCAGAAGTGGTCATCGTCTAGTACTGCTTCGAACAGTGCAAAACCACTGAGTACGTGTCACCGCTACTATGACCAAGCGTCGTAAGCTGAATATCCCCAGTGTTGCCGCCGGAAGCCGCCACATTAGGGAGACCGCTTATGTCTGAATAATCCAAAGTGTCTGAATAGTCTGCCGGTAGCTCCACGGCTATAACATCCGTAGATGCATCCCAAAGAAGTTTGACACTCATGCCAACGTTGCTGAACGTGATTTTCTGGATACGGACACCCGTGCAAGCTGTTCCATCCTGTAAAGCGGAGAGGGCAGAAACATCCACCTTAACAACCGCAGCTTCACCTGTTCCGTCGCTTGTATTTGTACAATA